GGCCGAAGCCGTCGTGCGAGATAGTCCAGTTGCGATCCATCACATAGACCGAATCAAGTTTAACACCAAATTCTTTATAGGTGGTGGCTGTTGGTTGGAAGATAGGGAATGTCATATTATTTGGCTACAGGGCCGTTGGTGTCTACTGGCTTGCCCACCTTGTATCCATTAAGGGCAGATAGGTCAATAGCGCCTTCAAGGGCTTCGGCGGTTCGCCGGGTGTTCTCGGCGGTCTCCTGGGCGAAGTCCACGCGAGAGATAGCGGACAGGACATCCCCACCGCCCATCTTCTGCATCGTGGAGGCGGCTTGGAACATCCCGGTCTGAAGGGACATAGTACCCTCCGCTGCAATGCGCTTGTCGAACTCGGCGATGACGGCTTTCTGCGCTTCGCTCCAGGCTTGCGGATCACCGAACTCTTCGGCTACTTTGTTGCGAACATCTTTGGTTTGTTCTCCAATGCCCCTAATGCCGTATGGGTTTGAGAATCCTCCCATATCTACGCCACCGCCCAAATTCTCTAGGCCGCCAGAGAGAAAATTGCCGATAGCCCTAGAAGCAGAGCGATCCGCTGGCTTTAAAAGTCTATCAACAATACCTTCAGACTCTTCTGGTTTTGCGAACCGCATTTGACCGCCAAGGGTGGCTTGGTCGTTTCCTGCAAATCCAGTAACATTTGCTGCGAAATTAGTGGTAATCCAATCCCAAATGCCAGCCCCGGTTTTACCCGCATCTGCGGCCGCTGACACGGAGATACCGCTCACAACTGGGGCTTGATCTCCCATAGCCTTAATGCCTTCGCTTCCCTGGCGAAGCAGGGGAATCATATTCTTAAACGAGTCACCAAAAAGTTGGTTTCCAAGTGCCGCCATCTCAGATGTCTCGGCGTGTTTCTTATAGGCATCGGCCATCTTCATCAGCACATCCGTTGATTGAACGCTATGGTTCCTGACGCCTTCGATGCTAATCCCAAGTCGGCGCATAGCCACGATATTGACACCACCCTCTAAGGACATCTTACCCATAGTCTTGTTTCCGTTAGCAATTGACTGAACAAACTGGTCAAAAGAAACACCAGACAT